GGTTGCAGGGTTGAAGTCGTCTAATGGGTCGAACGGCATATTCGGCCACGCTATCGGCACCAAAGGCCGGAGCGTATCCATTTGACCCTTGAAGCGGGTCAAGATCGTGTCATAGGTGTCGGAGAAACTCATAAATCACGCCTTAATGTTATGGCTTGCTGAACCTCTGCAATAGATATAGCGACCATTCCCTGCGGGGCTTGGTCACTCCATGTGCCTGTTTCAAGGCGATTGATATAAGGCAAGTTGTTAGTGATCCAAATATCTTGCCCCTCTTGGGCGTTTCTTAGTATCGCCGCCCCTTTAGCCTTAGCACGACCGGCAACGGCTGACTCCTGCCTCCCTTGCGGTATTTTGTCGGTGTTGGCGTATGAGGTTTCACCAAGCCGGGGCGATGAAAGAGAGACCTGCCAGTTGGCCCGCGCTCGGCCCGTATCGACCGGGGTGCGGTCTACAATGCGCGAGAGTAGGTCAAGGGCCACCGCTCGCTTGACTTGGTTGGCGTTCTCTTGTGCCGCCTCTAATGCTTCGGCAAGTCCAAGACTAAATATTTCAATATTGCGCTCGTTCGACATTAGGCCCGTGTATGTAGGTAATGTATTACGTCCGTCGCTCCGGCTCTTACCGTCTTGACGGCGATCACTTCCAACTTCTTAGAGTCGTCTACGAACTCGTCGCCGGGTTCGGGCGTAAAGTCGCCGTTATCGCCTTTGGCCGCTATGATATATTGCCGGTCTGAGTCCTTGACGACAACGCCGTCCCTCTGCGAGTGCGTGAAGTCGTCAAGGATGCCGTAAACGCTTTGGTTCGTCGTTGCGGTAGACTGCACCTTCCACGGCGTAGCTGAGACGGGAGTCTGCGTGTCTCTGTTTATGTCGTACGTTGTGCCGAGGTTTTTTATGAGCCTCAAGGCCATGTCTGCCTTTGCCGCTGTATTCATTTAAACGCCCTCTAAGCCCTGTCTAAGTCGCCCGTCATCGCGCCGCGCCATGTTCCCAGACCGCCGAGGATACGCATCAGAATGGGCAAATAAGGCTCTACAGAGGCACCAGAGAAATACTCAACGCGCACGGGGCCGACCTGCTCCATTTTAGTATCGCCGCCCCTGTCGTAGTTCTCGTTAAGGGGCTTGCTGATATGTAGTAGGGCAAGCTCACAGGTCGCTTGTCGGACGCGCTCCGGCACGGAGTTGGTCGCTATTGTGCGGTCCTCGTTATCGGTCGCATCTGACCGCGGCCAACTTAGCGACTGTGTTAGGCTGAACACCTCGCCCGTCCACTTAAACATCCCGTCAAGGGTCGTTGTCGCATAACGAAGCGCGCCCTCTTTAACATCAAGTTGCGAGTTCGGCCAGAGTTGAGGGTCGCTGTGGTTCTCAAAGTACGTTGTAGCGTCGGCCACCGATATATAGCTGTCGGCATTGGGGACGACAGAACCGTCCTCTACAATAAGAGCCATTTATTTATCCTCGTCCGCTTTGCTTTCCGACTTTTTGCCGCGGAGTGAAACCCGCTTTTTTGGCTTGGCTTTTTCTTCGCTGTAGCCTTCACCTTTCCAGTATTTTTCCGCATCCGATCCGGCATCAACAACCACCGTCTCGTCACCCTTGTATAGTTCTTTAGTTTCCATCATTGCCCCTAATTTTTAGTGAGGGGCAGAAGTCGCCCCCCTGCCCCTCACTGATAAAATTGGCCCAATCCGAGAGATTAGCCCAACACGCGGGTCAACAAGTCGCCCTGTATAACCTTTGCGCCACAAAGTACGTCAATGCTGATCGTGTCGGTCTTGGTCGAGCCGTCATAATCAAAGACGATACGCAGACCCAAGCCACGGTCGGCAATATACTCAGCGCGAGCCGCGCCCGAGGGTAGTTCCAAAGGAACAACCGCGTAAGACAGCCCGTTGGGATGTCCGGCGATGTTGATCTGGTGGTCGGTCGTCTCAAACGTCAGAGCGGCGTTGTCAGCAACAGCGGCACCCAGACCGGTCTCCTCAATCGTGATAGAGGTTGAGCCGTTGGTCGAAAGGACAACGTGCTGTTTGCTGTCACCCGCAACCGTAAAGACATCACCGGCAACGATCGTATTGCTACCTGTGTCAACGGTCAAGGTCGTCGCACCTGCGGCAAAACCGGCACCATTATTGATGAGGTAGCCCGTCGGTCCGTTGGTGTCGTGCGTGGCGATGTTCTGGTCCATGTAGTAATCCATGCCCAGAATACGGCCCATGCTCGCCTCACGGAGTGCAGAACCATCGTCGCCGCGTTGATCGGCCTGTAAGACCTGCGTGACGTTGCCGAGCATATCCGCTTTCGCTTGGCTGTCGAGTATACACATACGGCCACGCGTCGGCACCTTGAGGTCGTCGAGTTTCTTGACAACGCCAACCATGTCAGCTAATGAGTCGGGCGGGTCTCCGGCAGTCCCAACAAAGTTGGGAATCTGGGAACCCTTACCGAGGATATAGCTGTCGATGCTCTGGGCGATAGCGACAACGGCGGGTTCGAGCAACTGCTGACGGAAGTTTTCGAGGTCGAGCGTCCACTGCTTTGACGTAACGGCAAAGGTTACGTCAAAATGCTTTTCAAGCGTCAAGTCGCGGCTCGATTCGGTCGCGTCTTGCGTTGTGGTCGTGGTCGTGAACTCTTGAGCCGTAAAACTCGCGGGGCCACGTACAGCGATTGTGTCGCCGACCTTCGCGCCGCGAAACTCGTCAGCATATCCACGGTTGAATAGATTGGCCGCCACCAGTTCATTCTCAAGAATCAACAAAGCTTCGCGACCGATAACACTGGGTGTTAGAAACGTATTAGCCATGCTAAAAAATCCCTCTTTTTATTATAGGCATTAAGCGGGGATTAGTCCCTGCTCTCGTGCCTGTCTGTATTCAGTTAACGACATTGATGAAACCTCATCTGGCGTTAGTTCACGCCGCGCACCACCCTGCTGAGTCGTGCTATCTGGTGTTGTTCCACCTCCAGAGTGACCATTGGCCTTGAATGCCACCGCGAGGTCTGGGTCGTTTCTGCGCTCTGCTACGAGGTCAGCAAACCCCATAGGAGTTAAGTCTTGGCCCTTTATTCGCGGCGTTCCTTCGCCGTCAACGATCTCCACAACAACCTTACCATCTTCGTCAGTTCGTGCGCGGACTTCGTTCTTGAGTATCGGCATCAAAAGGCGCGGATTTCCTCCGGCCTCTATGATTGCGTTTTGCAACTGGCTGTCAATTAATAAATCTTTGATCTGCTCCATACGAGCGTCGGCAAGGCTTTGTATGGGCGCGGTCGCCTTTTCGACATTCTCGCGAGCGGATCGTTTGACTGCATCAAGTTCGGCCTTCATCCGAGAAATAGCCTCGGATTCCTCGCCTTGTGAGATTTGCATTGACTCCAGTTGGTTTAACGCCTCGGCCAACTCTTGTGGGCTTCGCCCTATTGCAGAGAATTGCTTAAGGCCTTCCTCTGCTTTAGTCGCCCGGTCTTTGAGTTTGCCGAGCGTGGATTTAAGCCCTTGCACATTTTCCAACGCGTATCCGCTCTCGCCGGACACTGACAAAATATAACCACCCGCGTCTGATTCCGCATAATATTCTTTCACGTTATCCGGTATATCTTCAGCAGACTCATATATAGGTTTAAGCATTGCATCCCCTTCGGTAGATACCTGCAACTCGGCAGGGTTTCAAGTGATACGGGCGACTCGCGCCTGTATTATTTTACTACGCCCTCTTTCTTTTTTCAAGGGCTTTTAGTTGCGGGAGTGTTAAGAGCTTCCCGTTGTTATTAGTGAACTCATTTATTTTTATCTTGTTTCCCCTAAAAAGGGCCGCTCGACTCGGGCCGAGGATTTGGTCTTGCACCTCTTTAGGTTGTCGCCGGAGCCATTTATTGTAAGTGACATCCGACGGGACTGCACCGTTCATTGAAGCGCGAGCACCGACCGGCGCGTCAGCCACATCAAGCCCCAACTCGCGGTAGCTTTTTAGGACCGGTGTCATTGTGCACCGGCAATTTATGTGAGCCGGTGGCTGACGGTGCGCCGTGCCGGGCTTAAAGACTTTACCGTCAAGCCCTCCGCACTCGGGGCAGGTGCGCGTGTCTAATGTCGCCACCCATTTTATGCCCTTTATAATATCGTCGTTCTGGGCGAAGGTCTCCTGCCGGGCCGCGTTCGAGACGTTGTTTATTGAGGTTCGGACGATGGCCTCGGCCTTGCGGCGCGTCGTGTAGAGGATGCCGTCAGTAAATTTATTAGCCCTCGTTCCGCGCACCCTCTGCACCATCTGCCCGACCGTCTGCCCCTCTGCCGCGCCCAGTCTTATAGCGCGTTCGAGTTCCTCCTGTGTTGAGCGTTGTAGTTTACTAAACCACTCCGTCAACGGGGTGCCCTCTATCGGCGTATTGATAGCGATAGACCGCAACAACTCAGCTGACGGTATGGTTGTATCTAAGACGACCGGAGAGGCCTCGTCAATTAGATCGGCCACCCAGTCGGCCTCATCCCGCGAAAGTTCTGCCAGTAGCGGAGTCAAGCCTTGCCGGGCTTCCCGGAACCGTCGCTCGTTTATTGTGCGTAGATACCCAAACAACTTTTTCATTCGCGCCGTCGTCGCCACGCCCGGGTCAACGCCCAACTGCCCAATCTTCTCATAGCGTCGAATTAACTGCGCGAGGATATCTTGCTCCATGTCGTCAAGCAGTGCGTTGATCTTTTTGACTTCTGTCCCGCCCAACTGTTGCAAATATGCTTGATGACGGATAACGCGGTCCATGACCTCCTCGTTGAGCGTCAACGACTCGCCGAGGTCACGGATGTCAACTTGCTTGTTCAAGCAGACTCCTCAACGGTGTCGGGTTCCTCTATGAAAGCAGTTCCATCCACCATAAACGGGCTTTCTGTTTCAAGTCCCGCCAGTATTTCTTCAACATCGACAGCCTCATGGTATAGCCCCCTTCGCTTACGCTCGGCCAGATAGGTGCGGCGATCCAATACGCCGAGTTTGTAGTCTTCGCGGATTTCTTCCAATTCGCGGCCTGTCGCCGCACTATAACCTAAGTCCTCACTAATGGAGACCGCCGGAGCGTCTAAGTTGCGTCCGGCCCATTCTGCCGACAGTGCGAGGGCTTGCTGTAGTCCGTCCTCTAATAACATAACGTATGCCTCAAGGTCGCTGATCTCGCGGCTTGCTTCTATCGCCAGTTCCGTGGCTGTAGGGTTGCCGCTCTTACGCTCGACCGGAGCCAATGCGAGGCTTTGCATTTGTTGTTCTAACTGCCGGAGCGCATCGGAACCAACCTTGACGGCGGACCCGTCGGTCTCTATGACCTCGACATCGCTCTGCGGGTCCTTGTTGCCGAACACTTTATACGGCCCTATCTCGACAGATGCGACATCCTCCTTACTGAATCCGCGAAAAAACAGCATAGGCACACGCGCCACGGATTCGATATTGTCTTGGTCGGACTGGTTGCGCCAATGCTTGGCGTTGAGATGCGCCAAGCCTTCAAGGGGTGGCTCGCATTCGAGCAAGCCCTTGCGGTTGGCATAGACCGTCACGAGCGGAATCTTGCCGAGCGTGTTGGGGTATTCGGCGACCTGTTCCCACTGCTCCTCCTCCTCGTCGCCCGAGACCCGTTCCCACAATTCGATCATGTCCGGCATCCAGACGACAACGTAATGCACCGGACGCGTTGCCCATCGGTTCGTCTGGGATGGCACATCGACAACGTGGCGCACCTGCAACCGCGTTAGTTGCTCCACACCTCCGACGCGCTCGCCCTGCCAGTTGATCACCGACGGAGGAGAGATACCGACCATATAAGGCCGCAGTTGTAGCTCTTGCTCGTCGGCCAGTGTCAACTCGCGTCCGAGCATATCCTGCAACTTGGTTGTGTTCGGGTATTCAACGAGGATATGCGTCTTGCCGTAGACGAGCAGGTCTTGCAGTCGTTCTTTCGCAAACGTCGTAAGATTGCGCCCGGTCAAGTCGACGTTCTGGGCGAGCATCTGGAAAAATATATCCGCGTCCTCGGCCAACTGGACCGGAGCCGAGAAGGGCCGCGCTGAGTAGGTCGTCACTATATCGCGGTACATGTCATATAGCACCGAATTGGCGAGGCGCGTCTGGTAGCGATCATCCGACTCTTTTGGATACTGCGGCAGGTATTGCCGTCCCGCATCGCGCATCGCGAGCGTTCCCTGCATAAGTATCTGCGGCAAAGCCCAACGTCGCGCCATGCGTTTATACGCGGTGTTGGGGGTTGCTACCGTCGCGCTATCTGCCGCCTCGTCGTCGTGTGCGAAGTCGAAATAGTTCATTTATTGCCCTCTATAGTATCTAAGCTATATCTCATCTAAATCCCACGAGGAGATTTTTTCCGGTGCGTCTATCGGGTGCTCCGCTACAATATAATAACCCAACGCGTCCGACGCATGGGACAGGCGCGGGTCGAAGCGTTTGTCTATCTCGCCAGAACCGCCCTCTAATACGCGCACCCCCTCAAGGTCCTTGTGTAGGTTCGGGGCCGCGTCTGGGTTAACATACAAGTTAATCTCGCCTTCGCCATCAACCAGTCGCGTGTTGACTGCGTTGACGCGTGAACGCTCCGAAGGGTTCGCCCTCGGGACGCGCATATATACGTCATAGTACTGCCCAAGCTCCGACTGGACTATATCCCAATCGCTACCCGAAGTCTTGGCCGTCCCTCGCGCCCCGCCGGTTGCGTCCCCATAAATATAGACAATTCCCTCGTGGTTCGCCCAATCGTTTATGAGTCGCCCACAGACGGCGATGGTGTTGCTGTTGCGCGGTATATGCACCTCGCCAATGACGACCGTCACATCGGCCCCTGTTGCCGGATCGGGTAACTCTTGGCAGACCACCGCCACCCCCGGCGACACGTTGAAGTCAAAACAAAAAATCAGCGGCTCACGCGGGTTGTATTCGAGGTCCGTCCGAAGATGGTCCTCGCAATACGCGTAATATGCTTGACCTTGAAAATTTACAAAGCTCGCCTCGTACTCTTGGGCGAATGTCAACGCGTCCATATGCCGCCGTGCGGCTTCTATCTCGCCCTCTGGGAGGACTAACGCGCTCACCCAATGATATGACCCCCACTCGCTCTCTGGGCCGTGTGCGAGCATTTGAGCCTTCGCATATTGGTCCAGATCATAGTAATGGTTTCGGCCCTCTGGAACGCCTGTAAAATCACACCACCCGTTGCGGTCCGACAGGGCCGGACGGATATGCTCTTGCCAAACCGTCGGTTTCATGTTTGCGTATTCGTCAAGCACCCCACCGTCCCAACCGACCCCCTCAATGCGCTCGGGCTTGTCGAGTCCGAGGACGTGAATCTCTGCGCCGTTTGCCAGTCGAATAATCAACTCGCTCTCGCTCGGCTCGGTCGCTCGCCATTCGGGCGCGACCAGTGCCTTGAGGTCTGACCAGAAAATCCGCTTGGCTTGGTCGCGGGTCGGTGCCGCCGCGAAGTAGCGCGGGGTCGGGTAGTCACTCCCGCGCAACGCCCGGTGGATCAGTCGACGCTTGCCTATAAGTTCGGTCTTGCCGGAGCGACGGCCACAAGGAAACGTGTTAAAGCGATGAGTGCCGCGATAAGCCTGTATCTGTACATCTATCGGGCGTAGCGGTGTCCATCGCTTAGGGAGGATTCCCGTCAACCGCTCCCGCCCATCTGGTCGTCAATAGCGTCGAGGGCTTTCCGAAACTCTGAAGCGATGTCTGCGCCGGTTCGCGTCGTTTCTACGCGGTCGGTCTGGTTAAGTCGATTCTTGCCAAGCCAAATCAGCATCGCCGATTTGCCCGACATCGCTGCGTCATATTGCGCCCGACGGATTGAAACGTCGCCTTCTGACAGGCCGCGCTCGTATGCCTCGCGCAGGCTTTTCTTCTGCTTAAGGTATTTACCAAACGTCGTGCGGCTCACTTGTATTACGTCGGCGATCTCGTCCCACGTACAGCCAAGCCGCGCCAGTGCGCGGACCTGCTCCTCGTCTATTTTTGCGGCCTTTCGTCCCATACTATTCTATGTCCGTTCGTTTTCTCTTGTTGCCGTCTGGCTCGCGGTCTCTCTGGTCGCCGTCTGGCCGGTGAAATCCTCCCACCGCTTGACGATAACGTCGCAATACTTCGGGTCAATCTCCATGCCGTAGCATTTGCGTCCGAGTTGCTCGGCGGCGATAAGGGTTGTGCCGGAGCCGAGAAAGGGGTCGTACACTATACCGTTTGACGGGCAACTGTTGCCAATAGGGATTGAGCAAACTCCAATCGGCTTTTGAGTTGGGTGGAACCTCTCGCTTATATTATCCCTGCTAACATTCCAAACATCAGACCCTTTCCTATCGCCAAACCAAAACCCTTTACCACCCCCTACACCTTTCCATCCAAAAAAGCATACTTCAAATTGACTGTGATAATGCGTATGATGTAAAATAAACCCCTCTTTCACCCAAATCATCGGGCGGGGTTGCATCATCAATTTATGGTCAAATAATTTCGTGTACATAGGCCAATTAGCTGTTCCACCAAATAAATACACACGTCCGTTTTCGTCCAGAACAAGGTCGCAAGCAATAGAAAAAGAAACTGGTATAGCGGCTTGTGTTAAATCACCTTCGATCCTTGCCAGTTTTTTTCCTTTCTTGTTTGAATGATACGAAACCCCATAAGGTGGATCACTTAGAAGCATATCGGCTTCCTCGCCGTCCATCAACCGCCCCACATCCTCTGCGCTCGTAGAATCCCCACACAGTAGTCGATGCTCTCCCAACAGCCACAGGTCGCCCGTCTGCGTGATAGGCTCCTCTGGCGGTTCTGGCACCTCGTCGGGGTCAGTCAAGCCTTCGCCTTGCTCCCCGCCGTCAATACTGTCGGGCAGTTCAAGGTCGTCTATAGATAATATATCGGCCAGATCGGAGTCCATACCCTCTAAGAGTTGGCCTAATACGTCGGTGTCCCACTCGGCAAGTTCGGCGGTTCGGTTGTCGGCGATGCCGAACGCTTGCGCGTGGGCGGGGTCGAGGTCGGTGACGGTGACGTTGATTTCATCCCACCCTAACTCCCGCGCCGCTTCAAGCGTTCCGTTTCCGGCAATCACTACGCCACGCGAGTCTACGACGATTGGTTTCTGTTGCCCAAATACGTCAAGCGAGTCGCGGATCGCCTTAAGGTTTCGCGGCGAGTGCTTGCGAGCATTCGCAGGGTCGTTTTTTAGTTCGGCTATTTTGCGTCGCTCTACTTTCAAAACTTCGTCCTCTCGTCCCACCGTGCGACGTTTGGCCTCATATCCAGATGTATAAATATATCATACCGACCAATGCCGGTAAAACCAAGCTCCTCGGCTTTATCGGCGATTAAATCCAATGCCTCCGGCAGTATCGGCTGAGGTAGGTGCGGCGACTTGACCGACGGCACCACATCCGTTGCAAAAATCATATGCTGAGATTTAGACGCGCCACCGATTGCATCGTTGTGTTTTGGGGATCGAAAGCCGGAAGTGATCCGAAGTGGAGCTTCCCACCAGTCGCGCAATTTTTGCAGGTTCTTCATGTGCGCCCAAAAACGCGCATCCGGTGCGAAACCAGACAGCACTTCCTCCCAAGAAAAGTTGGGTATATCCTCTCGTAGTTGCAAACAATTTTCTCCTGTTTACGAAAAATATATATAATCAATGAGCGATCCACAAGCCCTTATGTAAACCTTTTCACGTGGAACACCTACAAGCCAGATAAGAAATATTTTCCTACTCAGTGGGTCGGTGTACAAGTAAACCGAGTATGTACCAAGTATATTTTTTTTACTCGGTGACCTTAACCCTATTAAGAATAAAGCACTTACGAGCCGTGCACAGGTAAACAGGGTAAAAACCGTTGGTTGATTTTTTTTAGAGGAAAAACGCTTTTCTATACACGGGAGAAAAAAGGCGTTTTACTTGGTGACATTTGCATAAGTCCTATATTCTAAATACACTTAAGGTCACTAAGTAAGCTTTTTTTACTTGTACACAAAAAAGATAAAAGTCTTATAAGTTATTAAAGAAACAAGAGGTTAAGTGTCACCAAGTAAAATAGGCTATACTTGGTGCTTACTTGGTGACCTATGGGTTTATGGCGGTATTATGTAAACTAATCGGGTATAAGCTATAGCTTATAGGGTATAGCTTATAGGGTATAGGGTCTGGTATTATGTAAACCAATTAGGAAAGACTACGCCCAAAAAGAACCTTCAAAAGGTACAAAAGGGGCTTTTGTAGGTTTTGCAGGTTCTTTTTGGGTAAACCAATTAGGGCAAACAAAAACCGCTCGACCAGTAACCGAGGAGAAACTGGCCGAGCGGATTGTGCCGGAGTCCAAACCGGCGATACCCGAGGAGAGTATCAGGAGGTATAGGGTTAATTTAGGGCCGCTGTAGTGGCCCGTCAACGTCTTTGTGACGGTATCCGATAATCGACTCGGGCCGACAGTTTAACGCACTACAGAGCCGCCCAACGGTCCGTAGTGTCGGACTATAGCGACCCGTCAGCATATTCGATATTAGGGCCGGATAGGTTCCCGCTCGCTTTGCCAGTTCCCGGTAGCTGTCGATCTCTGCGTCGGCCATCGCCTCGTTTAGTTTTGTTCGGTCAATCATTAGCATATATAGTAATATATGGAGTGGTGGGTAAAAATGCAATGGCTTAAACTTTTTTTGTTTTCCTTTAAAAAAAGTGTTGACAAGGGAAATAAAAGCATTATCTTTATCATTAGAAGTTAGCAATAACACTAACGCAAAACGAACCGAGGAAAAAATGGCAACGCCGCAAATCGAAGCAACAATCGAAATTCCAACCATCGAAACTTTCAACGTTACCGGAAACCACACAAAAGAATACGCCATTGAAATGGCCAAGATCAACAACGAGGAAGACGACTGGACGTACGTCGCCGAGCCGAAAAACGCCGACGATCCCGAAGGTTTTTGGACGATAAAGATTTTTGACGAAGATGATTTTTTTGTAGGCACAATCTAAACCAACCGGCGAGGGGTTCCGGCCCCTCGCCATAACCGAGGAGAATCACCAATGATAATCAACTATACCTTCGACGACCGCGACGAGAACGGCCCCGACTTAACCGTCGAGGTCGAGATTGAGGCCGGATACGCCGGAACGCTCGAATGTCCCGCCGTCGATGCCGAGATCGTAATAGGCGATATAACGGACGCAGGCGGAAACCAATACGACGAGGACTATTTTACGGCTCAAGAATGGGCCAACATCACAAACGCCGCAGAGGCGGCACTGGAGGCCAATTAATGGTAGAGCAAATTATCAAGCTCAGACGCGAAGGGAAAAGCACCGCAGAAATCGCCAAGACGACGGGTGTGAGCTACTACCGTCAACGTCAAATCTACGACGCGCACAACGTCCCGACTCCGAGCAGATACGGCGCGACGCGCCGACGGATTCTTGAATTGCTCAACGCGGGGGAAATGAGCCAAAGCGAGATAGCGCGGACGCTTGGCGTATCGCGGCAACTGGTGAGCGAAGTTAAACTTCTGGAATTGACAAAAAAAGGTATTGACAGCAATTAGTATAAGTGTTAGTTTATTTGATAACACCAACAACCGAGGAGCTTGACAATGAAAACTTACATGGACAACGCGAAAGCCTTTCTCGCGGTCGCCATCGGCTACTTAGCCGTCGAATGGTTCGCCGAGGCACTAAGCCATGCGATGGGGGCCGGACTATGAAAGTCAAGGACTGCCCGTATTGCACGGACCGCATGTATATCTATATGCGATTAGAGAAATGGATATGCGCCGACCACGCCCGATGCGGCTATACGCTCGACGCTACGCCGGACGAGATCGCCGCCGCTGTTAATGTCTACAGCAAGCGCGTGCGTCGCGAGGTAACAGCACAGACGGGCAACGTGGCCCCTGCTGTAGAGATATAAACTAATGGGGCGAGCGGTGGGAATAGCGGAGTGCAGACTGGGGAGTCGAATCACCGCGAAAAACTGCGCGAGCGAATGGGGAGCATTTCGCGACGACCGCAGGAGCCGCTCGCCCCAACCACCAACCAACAACAACCCAATCGCGGCAACGAGAGGAGAGGACCGCGAGCAATAAGACAACAAATCAATCAACCCGACAAAGACCGAATGGTCAACGTCAACAACAGGAGAGTAAAACAATGGGATTTTTAAATCTAAACAGCGAACGCAAATACCTCCCACGCCTCGACATGGACCTACGCGCCGGACGGTTCTTCGCCGTCGAGCGCACCCAGAACGCCGCAGGAGAATGGGAGAGCGAGAAGGTCGAGGTCGAGAAGCCGCGTTTCGTCGCCGACCTCGCCAACTGCGAGATCGGGTGGACCGCTTTTGTCGAAAAGCGTCCCGACTCGGTAATGCGTCACTGCGCTGACGGCATGCCACCGCAACCAACGCCAGAGCATAAGGCCGCGTTTGGTTTTAATGTCAAAATGGTTGATGGGGATTTTGACGGTTCGCTCCGTAAGTTTTCAAAACAGGGCATCACTATCGGCAAAGCGTTTGACGACCTCGTTGACGCGTGGCAAGCCCTGCCGGAGTCAAAAGACCCGACGAAATGCCCCGTCGTAGCTGTCACCGGCACGACCCCCGTTAAAGCCGGTCAGTCAACGAATTACGCGCCGAAGTGGGGCATTGTCGAGTTCGTAGACCGTCCGTCTGAGTTTGACGACCATGTTCCGGCCCGTCGAGACCTCGCCGCAGAGAAAGCCGCAGAGGAGGCCACACAGGCCGCCGTCGCCGTTGACGACGTAGAGTTCCTCTAAACCCTAACGAACGCCCGACGGCCCTTCCTCCTCTTAGGGCTGTCGGGCTATATTATTTTGAATCAGAAACTCATATTAGACGGCGAGCTACCTGCACTAAACGAGATAATCGCGGCGAGTAAGAGCCACTGGTCGCGCTACTCTCGCGTAAAGCGAGGAAATACGCAGATCGTCGCGCTTGAGTGTCGAGCGCAACGGCTCAAGCCCGTTGACGCGCCAGTAGAGGTCACGTTTCGGCATTACAGGCCCAACAAGCGCAAAGACCCCGACAACGTGGCGGGCGGGGCGCAGAAGGCGATTCTGGACGGTCTGGTAAAGGCTAAGATACTCCCAGACGATACAATGCGTTATATTAATTCTCTCCATCACTATTTTGAGATTGACCGCAAAAAACCGAGGATAGAGGTCCAAATCAATGTCACAGATCAAGAAGAAGTTCGCGCTTGAATACGCGGCGCGAGGTTGGCAGGTTTTCCCCTGTCACTTCATAACAACAAACGGCACCTGCTCCTGTGGCGAGGACTGCGGCAGTGCCGGAAAGCATCCGATGGTCCGAGGTGGTCTAAACGACGCGACGACCGACGAGCAACAGATAAAAGACTGGTGGAGCCAATCGCCTTACGCTAATATCGGCATACGTACTGGCGAGGTGTCCGGCATTACAGCGATTGATATTGACCCGCGCCACGATGGAGACGCGACTTGGCGCGAACTGGAGCAGACCGTCGGCCCGATACCCGACACGCCAACCCAGACGACTGGCGGCAACGGGCAACACATCATCGTCAATTACACGCCCCGCCTCCATTCCCAGAACGATGTCGCGCAGGGTATCGACGTTAAAAACGACGGCGGTTATATCCTTGCCGAACCGAGCAACCACGCGAGCGGTGGGACGTATGAATGGGAATTGGCCC